TTAGTTTTTGTTGTTGCTTTTTTAACTGCTTTAGGTTTATGAACCTTAACAATTAACCCTGGAAAAACCGAGTTATAAAATTCAGGATCTAAATCTAGCTTTTTATCTTTTGCTAAACATAATAGATCTGATTCACTTGGATGCATCATTTCTAATATCCCAATGAATATCCCTTCTCTACGGACTGGATTTACTTGATTTCCAATTGGTCCTTTAAAGAAGTATTTAAATTGTTTGTGGGTTTTATATAAAGTTGAAGAGCTATATCCTATTGGAGCATCGTCTTTTTTATAAGGTGGTGTACCTTCTGGTAATAAAGATACTACGTCATCGTCGCAAGCGACTCTAATAATATCTTTTAAAGCTGGGTGATTATGTTTTTGTAATACCGCAACTTTTTCTTTTCTGGTTTTTGCCTTCGATACTAATTCTAGTACTTCAGGGATTAATAATTTAGCCATTGTAAAATTCCTCTACGCATTCAATCAATTGATTGCATCGTTTGTTTATTAAGTAAGTCAATACCTTCATTCTTGGTGCAGGTTTTGTCTCGTTAAAAGTATTTATAATGTTTTTTTGGATAGCTTCTGGGATATATTCAAAATCTATCAATGTCTGATTTCTTTGAAAGTTCCTATAGATATCATCACCCATTAATTCTCTTAGGTTATCTAAGTTATTTATCCATTCATCGACTCTAGTTTGTCTTAATTGTGTTTGATGTTGTTCAGTAATAAATGTATCATCCGGTGATAAGATGTTCGGTATACCATCGCCTGAGTCGCCACGCATGATATGATTCCACTTATATGTTATAGGGTGTGAATCCTGAACTAGCTTCTTTTGTATTGGGCTAAATTGTTTTACATTATTAAATTTATGTAATTGTATAAAATCTTTATCTGAGCTTATAATCATTACGGGTTCGTGTTGACCAAACTCTTGGGTCTGATGTGTTAGTGTTCCAATAATATCATCTGCTTCGCATCCATCCATGTGAATAACTTTCCATGGTAGATTAGCTTTAATCTCTTCTCTTACTTCATTTAAAGATTCAAAGATAGAAGTCCAGTCTAAATCACTGGCTGATCTATTCTTTTTACGTGCTGCTTTATATTCTGGAAAGAAATCTTTTCTCCAGGTATTAAATCCATCACAAGCTAGAACCATTTGTCCATACTCTGCTCTATATTTTTTATTATACATACGCAAAGAATTTAGGATCATATGCCTAATTATATCTTTGTCATCTATCTTCTGTACTATTATATTGCTTAGTGCAATTTGGGAATAATCTACTATAATCATTAGTCTGTTCTCTCGCCTGTTCCCCAATCAATTACAACCGGAAAGCGGGGTATACCGTCTGGTGTTTTTTCAAAGTATCTACATGTAACCCAGGAAGGCTTTTCTTCTTGCTCGAGTAGTTCTTTTAATGTTTCAAAGTTACCTCTTACTCCACTCTTGAATTCTCTTCCATCACCTAGTTCTAGTCTAAAGTGTTTAGCATATCCTGCCCAGTTACCTTGACCTTCCATTACTTCTACCACGTTGAATTCTTCAGTGATAAATTCTTTTCTTTTAAGAAGGTTCTTGGATCTTTTGTTTTCATATGGAGCATCGTTTCTAACCATTTGGCCTTCGTAACCTTGTTCAGTATATTTAGAATATAATGTATCTAGTTGATCTTGATTTTTACAGAATGAGGTTGATACTTTTTGTACACATGTGCTATTATCTACGTGGATATCAATGAACTGTAATCTGTGCATAAGTGACCAGTCTGGAAACGTAGCATCAATACAATCATATACGTGGTATTGAACCAACGCTTCGCAATCTTGCTTTTCTTCTTCTGAAGGTTTAACCTTTCTAACTAAAGAAGTTATTTTATTAAAGTCTGCTTTTAGTTGGTGGTTATATAATTCACCATCCAATATAATTTCTGGGTATTGATCAAACACTGGCTTTAAAGTTTCGTGTATGTGATCACAAGTGGTAATAGCTTTACCTGCTCTAGTATATAATCCATCTTTCCTAGCGATACATCTAATACCGTCTAATTTAGGTTGGCTATAGCCATGGTCTTGTGGTAACTTAGTATAATCTCTTGCTAACTGTGGTTTAAATTTATCGTATGAATCTATCTGAGATATATTTTCGAAGTATTCTGCTTCTAATTTAATATCCCATTTAGCTTTAGCTTCTGCCATAGCTTGTTCTTCATCTGTGGTAGCATTAGATCTACCTACGTTTTTAGCAGTAGATTTATTCCATCCACTCTCTACTAATTTGCCATTAACAATTCCAGAAACAGTTCTTATTCCTGGGTTAATTGGTCCCATATATTGAACTGTCCATTCGCGGACATTTCCATTTGAATCTCTTTTAAAGAGGGTTGGTAAACTGTGAATCATATATTACTCCTTATTTTAATATTAATGTTACTATTATACCATAGTTTGAGAGGTTTGTAAACCTTTTTTTGTATTGTTTACGAGACTGTGACGAAACTCTAATCATCATCTTCTTCTGGGTTTAAATCGAAATCTGGTATAAATTCTACTTCATCTTCCCCAAAGTCTATTTCAAATCTGTAGTTGGTAGTTGCGCCATTTGCTTAATTTTAACATAAAGCTTATCTAACGATCTTTGTAATTCGTGGGGTATTTCTATATGCCTTAATAACATTGCATTTATTAAATTTGTTACAACATATATATCTCTTGATTCTTGTTCTTTCTCGTCAAAGAAGTTTGCATCTGAAAAGTAATCTGATGTTTCTGTTATTTCTTCGACTAATACATCGCATAAATGCTGGGATAACCCATTGCATTCATCTGATGCTAATGCAAGCATTTCTTCTGCTTGTTTTTGTGTGACAGTTTCCGGAGTCGGGAACTGAATGATATTATCTTTTTTTGTCATAGGTACTATTATACCATAAAACAAAAAGAATGTAAACCTTTATTTTAATATATTTACGCTATTTGATCCTAATCTAATGTTTATTATACCGTTATAATAATCATCTCTAAGCAATACTTCATGTTCAAATTGGAGTTTAGCTTCCATATAAGCTAGTTCACCCTTCATAGTTCCAATGTAAAGTATCTCTCGATGGAACTTATCTAATCCTATCTCAGCTATATCTTCTGTAAGGTTCTTAGAAGAACCACAATACTTGCGCCAATCAGATTCTATTATTGATCTTCTTTTTCTTTTTTGGCCTTTAAGCGGTGGGAGTGTTTTCTTACTCCAAAAGAATTTCTTACCAATATACTTCTTATCGTTAACAGTGTTAGTTACCTGATAGATAAATCCGTACATCTTCTCAGGTGCGAAGTCTTCTGGTGGTACGAATGTTTTGCCTTTATATATCCAATCCATAATACTATTTATGAATCAAATAAAAGCTCCTCTTCATCGGTTTCTATTTCTGGAGTTTCTCCACAAATTGGGCAGTAGATAGGGATGACCTGATCATCCTCCACTTTTATCACTGTACGGTTAAAGCAGAATTCACAGTCGATTGTATGCTCCACTAGTCTATACGCTCAGAGAGCTCAGTATATCCACCACAATATTCACCATCGATATTAATCTGTGGGAATGTTCTTGCGAATGGAAACTTTTCTAACAAATCTTCTCTTGTAAAATCCTTACCTAAACTTTGGTATGTGTATTCTATTCCTTTTTTCTCGCATAGTTGTATTGCTCTATCGCAAAAAGGACATGGTTCTTTTCCGTATATTTCTATTATCATCTCTTACTCTCCTAATTCAACTTCAATAAATTTACCAATCATGTTTATGTCTGCATCAGATAACATCCCTGCTTGAGCCCACATAGTGGAAGACATATTACCAATCGTTTCGTTGTTTTTGTATGCATTTAATCTGTCTATAATATAATCTGAAGATTGACCAGCAAGTTTAGGAAATACTGCCATTCCTTGTCCTTCCGCTCCGTGACAAGCTGCACATCCTGACCATAGGCTTCTTATTGAACTGAATTCATCTGCACTTGCAAGTACTTGTTTTGCCCTAAGCTGTTCTACTACAGTACCATTCAATTCTACATATTCAGCATAACACATACCCGTACATGAATGCGTACTTGGATAATTCTTATACTCTACCTCGGGGTATATTACTCCCACAAAAAATAAGGTGAATGCAAAACACCCTAATAATACTATTCCTAATTCTCTCATACTAATTGTTTATCCTTTTAAATATAAATTTATTAACCAAAATGATACCAACATAAATCCGAATACTACTACTTGTACGATACTCATAACAAATATTTGTTTCATTGGATGTGTTTCTACTATGCTTTCTATCCAGCTTTCACTTGGTGAAAGATTAGCTACTTGTAGAATCTTTTGTTCTGTTGATTTTTTCATTCTGTTTGGGGTTTTCCCTGTTTAGCCATGTATTCTCTATGAGTAATTCTTTTCTTTTTCATAAACTCTACATTAGCATCTCTTATTTTCTTATTCATCTTTTCCGAGGGTGTTAATTTTTTCTTCACAACTCCAACATAGATAATGATTGTTGATCTGCGTCTTGTTTAACACCACCAGTGATATAAGATGTTATTTCCGTTTCTTGGGGAGCAACTTGTACGTTACCACCGCCAATCCATTTCTCAGTCCAGGGTAATGGATTTAACTTACCCACTGTATAAGGGCAAGGTAAACCTATAGCCCTCATTCTTTTACATCCAATCCATTCTATGTATTCACAAAGAATAGCTTCATTTAATCCAATCATTGAACCGTCTTTAAATAAGAACTTAGCCCATTCTTTTTCTTGTTCAATAACATTTGTAAATAGTTTGATTGCTTCTGGTTCCATTTCTTTTTGTATCTTGGCAAATTCAGGATCTTCTTTTACCATATTCTTTAACATAGTAGTGGTTGCTGCTAGATGAACGTTTTCATCACGAGCAATAAATTTAATGATCTTGGCATTACCTTCCATCTTTTTAAGTTCCGCAAACGCCCACGAGCACGCGAAGGATACATAAAAACGTATACCTTCTAGCGCATTAGCCGAAAGCATACACATCCATAAAGCTTGTTTGTGTGATTTCTTATTAGTCGGACCTGCATTACATGTGATTAGATCATCATAATATTTAGCAATATCATTACCACAATCTAGTATTTCTTTTATGTCTAGCATACCATCAAACACAATAGAAGGATCGGGGTATACGTTACGTATGATATGAGTATAAGATCTGCTGTGAATTGTTTCACTGAATGACCATGTTTCGATCCAGTTTTCAACTTCCGGTAAAGAAGCAATAGGTAAGAATGCAAGATTTGGTGCTCTCCCTTGAACACTGTCTAATAGTATTTGTCTTTTTAAATTTGATGTAAAGATATGTTGCTCATGTTCTGTTAAAGCATTAAAGTCTTTTTTATCTCTAGCAACATCTACTTCTTCTGGTCTCCAAAAGAATCCTAATTGTTTTTCTGTTATCTTATCTAAGGCAGGATATTTTAATATATCAAACCTTTGGATATCTACTCCTTCGTCGAGGAACATATTTTTTTCTAAATGCGATTTTTTGTTTTTCTTTAATATCATATTTTGCAGCTTTCGCAATCCTCGTCATCTTCAATGACTGTTTCGAGGTCTGGGAGATCTAGTTCTTTTATCTCTCCAGATCCATCATGTGTGTTAAAATAGTATAATTGTTTTAAACCATACTTGTAAGCTGTCACTAGATCTTGGATCATTATTGACATTGGTATCTTATTATCCTCGTAATGTTCAGGATTATAAGANGTGTTAACAGATATACCTTGATCGATATATTTCTGTAATATAGCACAGATTTTTAAGTANCCTTCTGGAGAGCGTTGGTCCCATAGAAGATCATACTTATTTTTAAGATGAGCAATTCCAGGTACAACCTGTGCCATCACTCCATCTTTACTCTGTT